ATATATTTGCTGGTGGATCTGGTAGTGGTAAAAGTTTGTTTATGCAGAACTTGGCAGTGAACTGGATTACAAATGGATTAAATGGAGTATACTTAACACTAGAACTTAGTGAAGGACTAAGTGCTATGAGAATAGATAGTATGCTTACAAATGTATCTACTAAGGAAGTATTTAAAGACTTAGAAACAGTAGAGATGAAAGTAAAGATGGCTGGTAAAAAGGCAGGTAAACTTCAGATAAAATATATGCCGGCACAGAGTAACGTTAATGATGTAAGAGCATACTTAAAAGAACTACAAATAAAAAATGGTTGGAATGTAGACTTCTTGCTTATTGACTATTTGGATTTGCTTATGCCAGTAAGTGCAAAAGTATCTCCAAGTGATTTGTTTGTAAAAGACAAGTATGTATCGGAAGAATTGCGTAACTTAGCAAAAGAACTAAACTGTGTTTTTGTTACTGCTTCGCAGTTGAATAGAGGTGCAGTAGATGAAATAGAGTTTGATCACAGTCATATTAGTGGTGGACTTAGTAAGATTAATACTGCTGATAATGTGTTTGGTATATTTACAAGTCGTGCTATGAGAGAGCGTGGTAGATATCAACTACAACTTATGAAGACTAGAAGTAGTAGTGGCGTCGGACAAAAGATAGACTTGGAGTTTGATATTGAAAGTTTACGTATTCGTGACTTAGGCGAGGATCAAGAGTATCAGCAGTTTAAGAAACAAAGTAGTAGTATCTATGAACAACTTAAGAACAAAGGAAGTTCAGGAGTTGTGGAAGCACCTGAAGGCGATACTGGTAAGATTACTGCGAGTGTACAGAGTAGTAAACTGAAAGACATGTTAGCAGGATTAAAAAGTGAATAATGTTAGTTATTGATAGAAACAAGACTTATTATAAAGATGGTGAAGACAATAATATTGTCCTAATTCATGATCATATGCCTGTTGAATATCATGAAATAAAGTGTGATTACGAAACTGGTACTCAGTATATTGACCAATCATATAATGTTATAGATAAAATAATACAATCAGAAAAGTTTGTGTGTAATCACTTATACTCTGACATTTATTTGTCATGGCATAACATGCCGTATAATTCTACATGGATACCGTCTGTATTTTTAGATGAATGTATAAATTTTTTTGAAGATGTAATTGTAGATTATAACAAGTTTAAAGATTCTATAACATGTTTCTTTGCAATGAATAAACGTAGAGAAAATAGGTTACTTGTTAGTTCATGGTTTTCCAAGCATGGAAGTAGCATAAACTATGATTATACACAAGGTTGGGCACCTACAGATAATGATAGTGTTTTACTATCTGAATTAACTAGATGTACAAATTTTGGCTATTTAAGTACTTTTTTGGAAAAAAAATTTATATCCTATAAAGGACAACCATCTACAAATAATTTTAATCTACCAGATGGATTTGCTCATAATTATGAAGGTCTTAAATCTCTTTGGAATAATGTGTTAGGAAATAAATTTTGTTCTAGTACCTTTGCAATTGTTAACGAGCCAGTATTCTGGGAAAAAGCAGTAATTCCCACAGAAAAATATTTAATGGTATTATATGGATGTTGTTTTCCAATATTTTGTGGTGGCTATAAAATAGCAATAGAATTAAGTAACATAGGGTTTGATGTGTTTGATGATATTATTGACCATAGTTATCAATATGAGGAACATCCAACTAACAGAATACTTAGAGCCCTTGAATTAAATCGTCATTTATTAGAAGACAGTATTATAAAAAAACAAGACTATATGGATAGACATCTAAAAAATTTAAAGTTGGTTAGGGAAAAATTTATCAAATTTCTAAAGCAATTCAATATAAATGAACATATTAATAATAAAGATTTACATGAACTTAGTTATTTTGATATTCTAGCAAGAAAGATAGTGAATTTAATTTAGATATTGATGTAGTCTATGACCTTTAGCATCATAGCAATCTATATAGCGGGCACCATTACTATAACGTACTTTGCCACTGCCTACTACGACATCATGATCTCTGTATCCAAAAGGCTTCTTTACTGTAACATCAACGTATTCTCCATTAGCAATACCCAGTGTTAAGAATGTAACATACCTTCCTTGTTCTCCTTTAAACACTCTACCGTTTGCAACAAGCCCTGCAAAGTTTATACGGTCTCCCCAGGTTTCCTGTACAAACATGTGTGGCATAAATTCTGGTTGTGTCCAGTATCCATAACGTTTATATTGTGTTTGTGGCGATTCAGTAATGCCATTTGGAAAGCCTAGTTCACGTAAATCCCAACCTGCATTCTTTGCTTCTGTTTTATGTACCCAACGTCTATAACTGCCTTGACAATGTTTAAGTGCGGCACGCCAAAACTGTTTTGGGTTGTGTGCCTTTTGATATGCAAGTGCCCAGATTAATCTGCCTAAATTTACTGCATGAGCTCTACACAATCCAAAGTTTCCTAGTCCATATAGTTCCTGTATAATCTCCGCCTTGTTCTCACTATCTCCCATACGCTCCATGAACTCCATAACACGTTCTTCATCACGTTTGGCAAATGCACGACGATACATATCTGCTTCATACATATCACAACCTATAAGTTTGGATATCTTTTTAATCGCATCATCTTCATATACAATAGTATCATCTAATCTTTGTTCTGTCCAGTCTTGAAAGAACGCCGCCTTTTGTCTACCTGTGGTTGCTACTGGTCTTATCAGTGCAGTTGCAAATACACAATCACTTTTACTTTTTGGTTGTATTGCTTGAAATAATCTTCTCATAGCAGGTGACTCTGCTTGTGTAACTCCTATAACATCTCCATTACAAAGCATCTGACTTGTTTCATAATCTTCTTCTGGGTATGCTTCTAATGGTGTCTCTGAATCTATCTCCAGTAGTTGACTGAGTCCTCTATTAGCAAGGATATCTATCTTGAGATGTTCCAAGTCCTCTACTTCACGTTTGTCTAATAATATTTGATTGTCTGCGTTCATTAGGCTTTTTGGCATATTATGTTTGAATATAAGAACTCCTCCACAGTGTTTTGATATTGCTCTTTTCTTGCCTAATAATTTTCGTTCGATTCTCATTGCTTCTTCCTTGTCTATATCTAAATCTTCATACTTAAAGCCACGAGGGAGTTTACCAGATGCACCCATACGTCGTGCGGCTTCACGCCTTGCACTCTTTTCTTTGTATGTTACGTAGTTACTGATACGAGCACTTTTTCCGGGCCATTTATCAAATACTCTTTGCATCACAGCCGCCTGTTGCCAGTGTGGAAAGTCTATGTCCACATCTGGTAAGTCATCCCTTAAAGGATTTAGGAAACGTGCTACCGGTATTTGCCATCTTATGGGATCCACGTCTGTTATACCAAGTAGGTAGCAGACGAGACTAGACCCTGCTGAACCACGAGTCATATGTGTTATGTCTTTGGTTAGCGTCAGTACATCGCAAATTGTTAGGAAGTAATCGACGAAGCGAAGTTTGAGTATGATCTCTAGTTCTTCGATAAGCCTGTTATGATATTCGGTATTGTTCGGAATATGCCTTATGAATCTGCCGAGTAATCGTTCTAATTGAGCCTTCGCATCTTTAGGTATCTTCATTTGTGCCTCTAGTTTGCCTAAATTCTTATTTTGTGCCTAGTGTGACATTTTCTGTCACACTTTATTTAGTACGAGGCTAAATGATTTTATTAATTTTTGGCTATTTTATTTTCGTAAGCATCCATGCTATGATCTCTAGCACCATCAAAAAACTCTAGTTTGCTCCAGGCTTTTATACGACCACGCCAGCCATCTTTAATAATTTGCCAGGGTGTCATCTTACGAATGTTTCCATAATAGTTTATGTAGTGTAGTTCACCTCTATGACGGAATCCCATAAGCCATAATGGAACACGAGGTACAATATCATTATTGTTCACATATCTGTGATGTTCGTAAGTTTGTTTTGCACACCAGTCACTACCGCCAACACGTGGTTGTCCGTATGTATAACAAGCAACTACTCTGTCGTTTAGTCTGCTAGCCGCCAATGCCGCCATTGCTCCACCTAAACTGTGTCCACAGATGTAAAGTTCTTTTTTCTCACGGGCACCATAATTTATATGGTTCTCAACTGTTTCCCATATGCGTTCCAAGTAATCATAAAATCCTGCGTGTACCATGCCTTCTGTTTGGCTTTTACGTTTCCATGCTTTTAAGTCTGCTTTTATATCACTGAACTCTTTTGGTTCTGTGCCTCTGAATGCAAGTACAATAGCTTTACTGTTCTCAAGAAACAGACACTCTGCACCTTTGTGATCTATTAGTTTTGTTTTTGTGTAACCTAGTTTTTTAGCAATTGGTTTGCTGTCTTTTTCTGTTAGGTAGGCTATTTTCGCTAGGGTTGCGAAATGTAAGCCAGAATTCTCTATTGTTGACATTCTCTTCTCCTCGCATATATTTAGTTGACATGTTTGTCTTGTATGCTATACTCAAACTATACGATAAATACATAATAGGATAGGATATAAAAATGCGTAAACAGACTCGTAGTATATTACACGAACTAAACAGCATGATTGTAGAAAAAGATAGGCAACATGTTTTAGAAAGTCGAGCAACTAACGTGATAGAGAGCGCCATCAATCTTATTAACGAAATGCACAAGCACTATGACGAAACAGTTGCAGGTGACTTGGAAAGAAGATTACTAAACAGTATCAAACATCAGGACAAAAATAAATTTGTTCGTGGAATTAGAAAAGTAAACGAAAGTAATGCGTCTAAAAGAATTTAAAACAGTTGTAGAAGATGAGGGAGGAAAGAACACTCATCTAGAA